GTGCCAACGTTTTGACACAACCTCGCACAAAAGAGCGGCGGAACTTTACGGAGACAGTGAACTCGTGTTATCCGGGGATTATCCTGATACTTCAGGCATTGAAGCAGCGTTCAACGATGCAGTAAAATGGCTGCATGACAAACGGGTATTCGGTGCGGATATGCTTCGGGAAAAAGTAATTGATTCTTTAGTGAAAGAAACTACTGCTTTCCTTTCTAAAGGTATCCAGCAAGGATTAGAAGAAAGTACAATATCCGACGCAATGGTAGACAGCCTTCGCGAAAGTGTAGGCGTTTTTTCAGGTTTTAAGACCTTTCACGAAATGAAGGAAGCCGCCAGCATGTTACTGGATGAAGCCGGGAATATAAAGCCGTTTGAACAGTATTATAAGGATATTCAAACACTGAATGATACTTATAACAAATTCTACCTGAAGGCTGAATATGATTTCACTGTTTCAAGTAGTACGATGGCCGCGCGATGGGAAGAACAACAGGACGACGGGGACGGACGCTATCTGCTTCAATACAGGACAGCAGGGGACAATAAAGTTAGAAAGGCACACCGGGAACTGGAAGGCATTACATTGCCAAGCAGTAACCCGTTTTGGGATAAATACTATCCGCCGAATGGTTGGCGTTGCCGGTGTACTGTCACTAAAGTCAGGGCCGCGAAATATCCGGCGTCAGATAGCAAACAGGCTATTGATGCAGCAGAAAAGGCAACAGCAGGGAAACATGCAGAAATGTTCCGATTTAACCCCGGAAAGCAAAGGGCAGTTTATCCGGCTTATAACTCGTACACCATTTCAGAATGTAATGTGTGTCCTAAATCTGATTTAAAGCAGGCAAAGAAGCTAAATAATGAACTTTGTACTGCTTGTCAGATCATACGGAAACAGGCTAAAAAGAAAGACTAATTATTTATTTACACTAATGGATACAGATTTTAAAAAAGAAGTCATTGACCGTTCACTGGATGATATAAAAGTGGAATTGGATGAAGAATTTGACCGCAATTTCCAAAGGAAATCCTTTTTTAATGAAAAGGCATGGCCGGAACGGCAGTTCGATGATGGTGGTGGAACGCTTATGCAGCGAACCGGCGGATTAAGGGGAAGCATCCGTTCCCGGAAACGTGGGCTTACCCTTGCTTATTCTTCTAATAAACCATACGGACGCATACACAATGAAGGTGGAGAAATCAAAGTGACACGGAAGATGAAAGGCTATTTCTATGCAAAATATAAAGAAGCATCTGGCGGATACAGTTACAATAAGGACGGAGAAAAACGAAATAATAAACGTAACCGCCAGCTTTCGGATAAAGCAGAATTTTACCGGGCTATGTCATTAAAGAAAGTCGGCTCTACAATCACCATGCCGGAACGCCGGTTCATCGGACACGGAAAGACTACTGATAAGATAATCCGGCAGATTGTAGAAGAAAATATGAAAGATTATTTGGAAAAACTTAATATTATCAAACCATGAGAAAAGAAGCATATCAGATTCTCAAAAAACGTCTCCAGCAATTAATAATAGATGAACAGGAAAACATCTGTTTCATCACTGCTGAACAGTTGCAGGAAATGATCGAAAGCGGGATAATACCTAATTACGCAATAAATCATATAGGGTTATGGAATAGACAAGTTGAGTTCATAGAAAGTGAATCTGCATTTCCTATGCCGGCAATATTTATAGAGTTTGGGAAAATTCAGTGGAGAAGCCAGGGGAAAGGAATACAGGATGCAGAACTTACAATCGGTCTGCATGTTCTTACAAATGCCGTTCCTGAAGGATATGACGGGGAACTGTTTCACCTTGATTTACTTGATAAAATAAACTACTGTCTGCATGGTTTTAATAGCGGATGTTGTTTGGGAACATTGGAACGTACAATATCAATTCCCTGCCACGATCACGAAGAAATACTGGATGAAACAGAAGTTTTCAGGTGTGTAATGACAGATGATTCGGCAGTGAAAAAGCGAATTAAAATAAAAGCAAATCCGAATATTTCTGTCAGTTAAAAGAATGATAGTTGCAAAGTTTCCTGTTTGGCTATAATCGAAGAATCCGCACCGGCATTTATGTAGTTATAGAATGTCTTTTCGGAAATGCCATACACCGGCCAGATATAACGACGCCAAATAGCCCGGTTTGATAAGCCGGACTTTGAATATTCGTCATATATTTCGTTAACTTCTTTAACGCGTTTTATGTATGAGCAACCTTTTAAAGCCATTGATTAATCGGGATTTAGAACGAATACAAAAGTATCAAAAAAATACTTTGTTGCAAAGAAAAAGCGGGATAAATTTACTTATCCCGCTTTTTGTAAAGTAACCATTACTCAATATAATAAGTTTGTAGAACCTTATTGTTACGTTTGATGAATAACACAGTCTTACCGGTATCTGTGCGAATCTCTGTGCTTATTACGCTTCGGGAAATGGCTCTTGTTTTACTTAGTTCGCCTATTGCAACAGTAATGAAGTACTGCAAAGCGTCCAATTCACTCCTTTCGTTCCGAAGTGGAAGCCCTTTGTATTGTTGTTCTATCCAATTTTGAATAGTCAATAACCAGTAAGGCTTATTATTGGGGATGATTGATTTATATTTCAGTTCTGCCATTACTATTGTTTGGGGGCTTTCATTAATTTCAGAATCCTGTTAAACTCTCTTTTACTCATGTTCACAGGCACAAAAGATTTTTCTACCTGTGCAAATGGTTGAAGCGAAGATTGCAAGGTTCTCACGGCTTCTTCTCTCGCTTTCCGGGCGCACATTTCAATATATTCTTCATCTGTCATATTGTAATCAGTAACGGTGTCTATCACTGTTGAGAATCGGCATAGAAGCCCATTGGGTTGTCTTGATATAAAACTCATAGCTGTTTTTAATGGTGTGCATTAAGTTTGTTTATGCACGCAAGTTTGACATCTTTATATTAAACATATTAACAAAGTTCTCATTGTGATATATCATCTTTTCGCTATATTTGCGGCAGATACCAAATAGGTATCATTGTACGTTCAATTTTTCCTTTGTAGAAAGCGGCAATTTTCGACAAAGTAAGGAAATAGATTGAGCGGTGAGCGTGTTTTGTCTTATCACAAATATGCGTGCCCGTTATATCTATGCTTCCTTACTTGGGTTGTTTGCCGCACCTCTACGAAGGGTATATTTATTTTCGGGCACGTTCTATTTAAACAATACAAAACATGAGCAACTTTAGAACTTTCAAAGATTTGTTCCATTTCAAAGAAGTAGTGTGTTTAATCGCTATCGGTTATATAGCACTTATCTTTATAATCATTGTATTAAGTATGATTATCAGTGAGCAAAACCGGACGATCAATCTTCTACAAAACGGAATAATCAGAAAACAAACGGATTCATACATTCGTAAGCCACATATAAAGGGGGTATTAGAATGTGAATACAGGATGATGACTAAAATAGATCACAGATAGAACTGATATTCATTTGGGGGCTGATCTGCATTTCTGATAGGCTTCTTCCAGTTCTTTACAGTCATACACCGGTTCTTCGCTTTCTCCCATTACAATAGTCCAACACATAGACGAGTATCGCGTATATGTGTTATCCTGTGTTTCAACCCTATGGGCTGTAAATTCATGTATTTCTGTTATTTCAATCATATCTGATTTGTTTTACGCCCAATACCCACCGAAGCGGTTGTGCTTGATTACTTCATCTACTTTTAATTGTTTGCGACGAAACTTATTAATAGCTCTCTTGAGCGATTTACGCCCCGATGTGCTGCAACTCTTTTTTTTCATCCGGCATTGGTAACAATGACAGATACCAATGCCTGTATGTGATTCCTTCATTTTTTTTGTTTTGAGTTTATATTGATATATCCTATTTTAACGAATCCTCTGTTGCTGTAGTAAGAACATATTTTCCCAAAATTCCTACAGTATTTCGTGTCTTTAATAGAACATTCTTTACATGATATATTATCTTTTACTTGATGCAAAATACCTTCTATTACAATTCCATCAATATTCATCTTTGATTTGGTTTGAGGGTTATTCAGTAGCCTTTTTGATAGCATTACATAATACATCATAGGCAGGTTCTTCTACGCAGACATATTTTAGTGCTTCTTGGCACGCTTTTAATAATTCAGGAGCAGCCGCTATTAACTTGGCTCTCTCTCGTTGCTTTTTCGTTCCATTCTCATGTCCCCCCAATGGAAAAGCTACAATAGCCAAAGGGAACTCAATAGATGTATCTTCTTTTATAAAGATTGCACCATCAGGAAAGTCGGGAGTAATTGTTTCAACCGTTTTCCATTTTATCAAAATTTCTTTTTTACTCATAATTGATTTTATTATACGTTATTCAAATTCATCAAGTTCGTAAGAATCCTCGACGATTTCTTCTACTTCTTCTAAAAAGTAAAGTTGCGTCTTGTTATTGAAACTGATGCGTAGCTGTTCTGCTAAATACAGATATCCGGCTCTCCATGCTTCTTCCGCTTCTTTTGAACCTTTATTCAATTTTGCAACCTTTTCCTTTGACAATGCAATGAATTTTTCTTGTGTCATACTTTAGTTCCTTTCTAATTTGTTACTAATCATTGTAATATTGTGGATAACACCCTTTTATAATCTCTTCTGCATCCTTTTGATGTTGAGTACCTTTTGCTAAAAGTTCAACAGTTGCAGCCAAAATGGAGATTTTGTTAGAATTGAGCCGATAAGCATCGGCAACCAATTCAGACATTGCATACTGTTTATCGGATAATCCTTTTATCTTAATCTTATTCATTTCTGATTTGTTTTACTCTAATTGATTTAAAAATATTCACTACAGACAAACCCCTTCCGTGGGGTGAAGTCTTTAAATTCACAACTCCTAAAAATCCACTTCTTATCAGCCCATCCGGCTAAATCCTTTTGCCATTGTGGTATAATCTGATGCGGATTATTTAAATCTCTGTAAGGCTGACAATGCGGCAAGAACCGACCGCCTTTGTTCTTCCAATGATTGACACGTTCGAATGATTCTTTGAAGTCATTCAGCAGAATACAGTAGAAGAAGTATTCGCCTTTATATCCATACCTATCAATCAAATCCGTCGCTCGCTCACATTCCGCTATCTGTCCCGGAGTATCACAACCAAACCGAATGCGTTTTATCCACTTTACTTTAGCGAGTAACCGGGCAATATCATCCGTAACCAAACGAGCGTCTAATCCCTGATTGAAGTCCACCCGCACACCCATAGAAACAATCTTCTCTATCTGTTCTATCCCATAATCAGAAGCCAGTACATTATTATCCATCAGAATAACGTTCTTTCTCCCATGGGTTATTTCTTCTATATCCATGTACGGAGTTATATTGCCTTCCTTAGCTGGAACAACACACCACTTACAGCGATTGGGGCAACCACGGGTTAGGAAACCATAAGCCAAATTTTTATCAATATTATATAGATTATAGTCCGGAATTATTCTATCTATCTCTACCGGAAGAATCTTTTTGATGTCATAGCCAGTGCCTCCCTGTTCGACCTGATCGGCATTGATATAATAGCCATAATCTGGAGTAAATGAAAAGACTTTAGCTGCATAGACTTTATCATAATGGCACAGCGGATTATACCATTCCACATTATCACCTCTTGCCTTATGATAGCTACTTATCTTCATCAATGCAAGATTAGGATAGTTGCTGTCAACTGCTAATATTCCAATGTTCATTTCTTTCTTGTTATTTACCTTCATCTGCCGACCAGTTTATTGTAACAGTGGCCTTCAGTTTCTTATATCCTTTACACACCGGACAATCTTTTCTAATAGTGTCACGGGTATCTTCTTCTATTCCTACAAACCACCCATTGCCGTGGCAATATTCGCAAGGAATCCCGCCAAATTCTTCCTGTTCTACTGGATTTCCTACCGAAGAAAAAGGCGGGGTTATCAATAATGTAGGCTGTTGCTTTTTACTCACGATTCTGTCATGCCTAAAGGAATACAACCCCACTTTCCATTCTCATTCTTCATTTCAGCACGAATAAACTGTTTACTGATAGCTGGCTGGTAGGCTTCTTCAATGATCTGCACACCTTCCATGAATCTTTCGCTTTGGGTTTCTTCAGCAATTTTACGAAGTTGAACTACCCGGCTGGCTTTTAATGTCCCTTTTGCGTCACGTGCCAACAGGCGAAGCACCATTTTAACAAGTGCCTTTGTCTTTTCATCACTGGCAAGCCCTTCAATGTATTCTTTCACGATTGCGATGCCATCTTCTACTGTATCAAGATAACCATCTGTTGTATATACGCCTACGGTTATGCGTTTATCTCCTTTAGAATTGGTAAAAGTATCACTACGCTGCCCGTCCTTTTTGAGTTTAAGTACGTCAGACTTCATTTCAATCGCATCTTTAAAATTATCCAAAACCGCTTTTTTGGTATCCTTGATACTCTTACTAAGACATACTAGGGCAGGGATTGTCTTTTCTATCGTTTCATCCACTAAATCGCGATAGGCTTCGCGATCTTTCTTTGCCTGTTCTTTGGCATTCTTTTTTGCTCGTTCAGCCTTGAATGCGTTGTACTGTTCGAGTTCTTCGCCAGTAACTTCAATAACTTTCTTTTCTACATTTTCCATAATTGTTTTTTAATTTAAAAGTGATTTATCTGTATTATTATCTTTCCGAATTATCATTCTTAATTTGATGCACAACAGGTCTAGTTCATCAATAGTGAGTTTGCCAAAAGGCTTTCCAGCAATACGCGGATTTACGCAATATTGATTAATGCGATTCCAGTCTGTTGTATCAATTCCATTCTTTTGCAGAAGGTGAAGGGCTGCCGACCGTCTACGCCTTAATTCTTCACGGGCTATTTCGCGGGCTTTGTAACCTTTATCCTGTTCCTGCATGGCGTCACACATTGCATCATATTCCTTATTCGTCATTTCTTTAAGTGAATCTGTCCGTCCGTTAGTGTATTGGCTTACTAGATTTGCCTTCAGTTCTTCCCTGTCAGTTGTGGGTAAGCGATTGAGAAGAACGTAAAAACGTGCGTATGTCCGTCTCATGGTTCGTCCTCCTCTTTCATTCCAAATTCCGCCATTATAGCATCGTGCGAAAGACGTGTGAAGTGTTCCGATAGTTCGGTATAAACAAATGATTGTTCTGTAAGTGATAGCCTGTTAGCTTTCTTTGTTGCTTCACTCAAAATTGCTTCAATAATTTCATCCATGACTATAAATTTATTAGTGGTTATTTCTCATTCCAGTATTGTATAGCACCTTCCGCCCAAATAGTGAAGTGATTGCCCGGTTTAGTTATAAAACGGCCTTTGCAGATTGCCCGAAAACCTTGAACAAATATTTTCACGTCTGCATCATAAGCTACTTTTTTAGCTGCACGGCCTTCAGGTTTTACGCCTTCGGCATGACTAATGAAAATGAGTAACTTATTGCGATGCTTTTCTTTCATAGCTTTGTATGTAGCATAGGTAAGACCGGAGTACTGGAAACTGTCTATAATAGCGATTTTGGGGCTTCTACGCTTCAAAAGCCTTTCAGACAATTCATTCATCGGTTCACGGTCAAGTATCTGAAAACGACCGTCAACTTCGTCCATACGGCAACGGTTAATACTGTTCTGAAGCGAAAGCCCTGTACTTTCTTCCAAACTGTCATAAATGACTTTCTCAAACTGACATAAATACTTTGCCAACTGCATGACAAAACTACTTTTCCCGTTTCCGCTATCTCCCCACACAATCCAAGTTCCTGTTCTGTCAGGTGTTCCGAAAGCTGCTTCCCATTCGTCGGTAAATGGGAAGCTAGGAATATTCATTGACTGTATTTCTTTAGGAGAATAGGCACGCTTCATTTCTTTTCAATTTTTCGATTTCAGTATATACACGGCGAAGGCTGCCGCCTGTCTGATTTACTACCTTCATCACTTCTGTGCCTGCCGGGGCATTTAGTTTTATAACCATTGCTGCCTGTGCTTTCAGGAAGGCTTCACGTTCTTCGCCACTATCCGGTGTTACTTTACTATACTTATCACCATAGCGGGAAAACATTTCTGTATAACCTACCTTTTTACATTGGATAGATCGGTTCATTTTTTCTTTCAGCCCGTCAGCACCCATCATGTACCAAGCACAACAGCGTTCCGTTGCATTCCAAAGGGCTTTCAGTT